ATCAAATGCAGCAATACTAACATTATTTTGAAATCCAATTATCTTACAATAATCTAAATCTAAAGGTTGAATCATAAAATTATCATCTAATGATAATCCTTCAATTCTATCAATAGAATCTACTAATACAGCACCAGTATCAAGTTTTTTATTATTTGCTGTAGAATTACGAAGTATCCCAATATATGTGCCATCAATAAATAAACTTCTTAATATATCTCTTGTTGATCTATCATGGTTTAATAATTTTAATAATAAATTAAACTTTTTCTTTTTGTCTTTAAATTCTGGTGTATTGTTTCTCATAGTTGTTATATAAGATAATGTAGGTATTGCAACCATATAATCTACTACGTTACTGTACAAACCCTGAGACCCATATGCTTGTTCAGATATAGTCCTTAAAATTTCATTATATATCATTGGATATTTTACATATTGTTTTAAATCACTCATTGATATATTATCAGTATCTAATCTTCCTAATGAAAAAGAACTATAAGATAATGAATTTAATTCTATTTCATTTGAATTAGATAGTGGGGGAGAAGATGAATTAGATTGAGTGTTCGTTTCTGTTTGTTGTGATTCAATTTGTGATTGAGGATTTGTAATTTGTTTTTTCGCCAATTAAATTAAATCCTCCTTTCTTTGATTTTATATCATTTTAGTGTTATTTTAGTTGATATTTTTATTGTTTGAATTCATATATTTACATTTATGATTGACAATTATATTAACAATGTATTATTATGAAAATGAAAATACAAAATCATAGTCTGAATCTTTTACGTTTTTTCTATTTTCTTCTTCCATTTCATTGACAATAGAAATACCATATGCTAAACTTGTTGCTCTATCTCTTTTAACCGTTTTTACAATACGATCATAAATTATATTTCCAGAATTACTCATTATTTGTTTAATATTAGATAATTCTTGAATCATTAAATCTGTTTGAATATACATTAAAAATTCTTCAATACTCATTTGATCGGATTTATATGCTTCATCCATTTCAGTTGAATGTTTCAATAATCTTAAAGAACCATTCTCAAAACTTGCTTTAAGATATGTATGCATTGTATTATTACTACTATGAGTAGCAGTAATACCCCTAATTATTGGTACTGCATTTCTTATACTAATACCTTTTTCATCATTATCTAATACAAGAGGAGGAAATTCTAAAATTTCTTTTGTCTTTTCATCCTTATATTCCCAAGATTCATAGAACAATGATGGTAGCGGTTCTCCATTACCTCTCATATCAATAATTATTTTAATTGCATTAGGAAATTTCAAATGATATAATTCTCTTATAAAATCTTTTTGGTCAGGAAGTGTCATACCATTATGAGTTTTAGTATAAACAACATCTTTAAAATATGTACCATTACTTCTTTCTTTTAATTTTATAACATGAGTACATGCATTATCAGAATTCTTTGCATCAGAAATAGCAACATCATGTACAATAATATATTGAGATTTACTTTTTTTAGGTTGTGTTAATTCACATTGGTCTAATGTTCTACAAGGATTTGTAACATCATATGGATAATAACTTTCTCCGCTAGAACCTACAAATTGACCACAATATTCATAAAGAAATATTTCTTCAGTAGTATCTGGTTTGTTTCTTTCTTCTTCAATATCTTCTGCGTCAAATATCATAGATTCAATTCCAACTTTATAATCTAATGCACATACAAAATAGTTTTTATTTCCTTCTTTCATTTTATCAAAAAAATAACAAAATCTTTTATATAAATCACTTGTTTTTAAAAAAGCAGAAGATATAAAAATAACTTTTCCTTTTTCAGATTGCATATGATCAATTGCAACAGGTCTTTTTGTTTTTGTCATTGGAATTAAAATTGTTGATATAATTGAATCTAGTACAAGTCTCGCCTCATCAATTAGTAAATAATGAAATCTCCAACTTCTCGCTCCATCACCTTGATTTCTTCCTAATACAATTGCTCTTATTTCACTACCGTTTCTAAAATTTACCACACAGTCACTTGCACTAGTATTTATTGGAAATATTATTTCTCTTGCTATATTTGGATTATTAGCAAGTTCACCTTTTATTTTTTGAACAATTACGTTTCTTGCTTGTTGTCCTTGACCTGATGCTATTCCACATTTAAGTCCTTTATAAAGAATAGCTGAACAAACAAAGAAAACAGCACTTATCCAAGACTTACCAAGACCTCGGCAACATATAAGCATAACATATTGATATCTAGCCATTGCTCTAAGTATTAATCGTTGAAAAAGATGCAATTTTAAACCTAAAATTTCTATGGCAAATTTATCTAAATGAATTCTATAATATGCTATAAATTTTTTCCATTCTTCATCATTTAAATTTTCACCTTCTCCAACAATTGGATCATAACTAAAACTACTATCTACATTGTCATAATCTCCATCTTTTATTCTTCTACTTTTATGACTAAAATTTTTAAATACTGCCAAATTATCACCTACAATGACTTATGAATATTATTAAATTGATCTAATAAATGTTCAATAGCATCTTTTTCAAATTCATCTGGTTCATATATCCAACATTTACTTTCAATTTTATCAACTACTTGACTAATACTATTTATACCTGCGCTCATACTTGATCTAGAATTTTCACTAAATTGTGCAGATTTAGATAATGTATCAAAAGTAGCTTGTAAATCTTTATATTTTTTATCTGCACCATTTACTCCGTCTAACATTTCTTGATATGCCTTATTAACAGCTAAACTAGCACAGCATATTTTTTTTGCATAATCTTTATAACTTGTAGTGTTAATTTTAAAATCATTATGTAATCCTGTTAAATATTTATTAAGATAATTTATATCTGTTTGTGTATATCTACCATTCCATTCCTCACTATATATTCTTGTCTTATCTTCAAAAACTTCTTGTATATCTGTTGATAAATTTCTAGCAAATATACTATCTTTAAATCTTAAAATTCCTTGTTTCTTCCATTGTTGCATTGCTGAATTTTTAAAATAAACTCCTAAAATATTTTTATTATCTTTTTCTTTCCCATATGTACTAAAAAAAACATCTTCTATATATGGTCTATCTAATAATTCACATATTTTTATAACTGCTCCTCTTATATCGGAACCACTTTGTATATGAGCATTAAATAATTCATAGATACAATTTTTACATGTTGGGAAAAATTCTGCATATAGAGGATTATCAGTTTTGAAAAAATTACTTATAATTGCTGATTTTATTAATCCACATTTACTACATGTAATTTCATTTCGTTTTATTTTTGCTATGTTTTTTTTTGTTGCCATATAAAATAACTCCTTAAAAAATAAAATCAAATTGCTTCTTCAAATTCTTGATATTCACCATTATAAAAATTATCTATAAATTCATAAAACTGCTCTGGTGTATTATTGCCATAACCAAATTCAATATGGAATTTCACATGATATTTTTCTTGTAAACAAATTCCCAAAGGATATCTATAATGAATTTCTAAACATTTATCTATTAATGTTTGTAATTCATCTTGTGTATACCAAGAAATATTCTCATATAACGGTAATCCTGTTTCTCTTAGAGTGTCTTTTACAATACTTTCAAAACTATACAAATGATGAATATTTTCAAATCTTTCATTAGAAAATAAACATTTATAATTACAATTTTCCATACTATCTAATTTCCATTGTTTGATATTTCTTCTTAACTCTTGATATAATGCACTAATACCACCTTTATAATTTGGATTTAATTCTCCAAATCTTTGACTATTATATTGAGGATTGTCATCTCCACACCATTTTTCAAGAGATAATAATCTATTAGATGTAATTTTACCTATTTCCTTAAACATTCTACTTAGTGTTTTTTCTGATTTATAAAGTTTTAAACTATTTCCTTTATGCATTATTTGACTACATGTTAAATCTGAAAAGTATGTATTTTTTAATTCTTCATTTGTCATATTTGAATAATTATTTATTATTATATTAACTTCATCTTGATTCCAAATATGAATATTAGAATCAAATAAATATTTTTCTCCTTTGCATACACGACATACATTTCTCAAACCATCAGTACAATTTAAATCTTCTGGAAAATATAATTTATTAACTGGTAAATATTCTTCACAACATTTACAAAGTTTTAATAAATTATTGTCAATTATTTTATATTGTATTTGTTTATAATTATCTATATAATTTTTATTTTTTCTTAAATCTAATTTACCTGCTATATGTAATACTGCCTTTTCTGTTCTATTAGTAGTAAGCATTTGCAATATATTCTTTATAGTTTTACTTTCATAATTATCTATTATTATATTAATATCATATTGATTCCAAGGTTCTGCTTTAAAATCAGGGTAAAAATCTTCTCCATTACATTCACGACAAATATTTCTATATCCATCTAAACATCTATCATCTATATCATAAAAATCTCTGTTAATAGGTAACTCTCTATTACATGATTTACATCTTTATACCCATCAATAGCATCTTTATGTCTTCTATTTATTTGACAGTTAGTACATATATTATAAAAACCATCTTTTGATTTTATATAAGTTTTAAAATTTGTTTCATTTATTTCAAGAATATTATTACAATCAATACATTTTTTGAAACCTTCAGGAATAATTTCTTTTTCTATACTAAAAATCTCTTTACCAGCAA